AGAGGAAAATGGAACGTTGATGGAATTTACTGTTTACACACGTAAAATTGGACATTTAGGGTTATTCAGTTTAAGTTCAAACTAAAACCAAACAACTATGTTTAAATTTATTTGCAAAAGCTGTAAAAAAACTAAAGAATTGTCAAAATCAATTATTCAAATTATTGATGGCAAAGTCAGAACAAAAAATTCAGAATGTGAATGTGGTGATTACATGGTTGAGCAAGAAAAAAGCTTTGAAGGATTTCCAAATTTAATTAGAACTGAGCCTACATTGACTAAGAAATAATGGCAAAAGGAAGAAAGAAATTACCAACTGCAATGAAAGAAATGCAAGGAACATTAGAAAAGAGCCGAGTTCTTGAAAATGAAATGAAAGTTGATTTGGTTAGTCAATTACCAGAAGCCCCAGAACTACTATCAACAATTGGAGTTGAGGAATGGTATAAAGTAACATCACAATTATTTAATTTAAAAATGCTGCATCACATTGATCTTAGATTAATAGAAAGCTACTGCAATGAGATGGCCTTATATATTGAATGCGAATCTGAACTAAGAAAAAATGGCAGAGTAGATATATTTAAAAATACTAATGGTGATATAATTAGAAGTCAAGCAAAGCCATATGTTAAAATGAAAAATGATGCTTTAAATAATGCATTAAAATTGGCAGCACAATTTGGATTAACTCCAGTTGCAAGAGCAAATATATCAGCTCCATTAACAACTAACAACACACAAATAAATAATTACTTTGACTAAGTTTTTCTTTGATGATAAGGCAGCAAAAAAAGCTATTGGTTTCATTGAAACATTTGTTACACATACAAAAGGTGAACTGACTGGAAAGGCATTAAAATTAGAAGAGTGGCAAAGCAAAATTGTTGGCGACATATTTGGTTGGAAAAATAAAGAAACAAATCTTAGAAAATACAGAACTGTATTTATTGAAGTCCCAAGAAAGAATGGTAAATCAACTTTGTGTGCTGCCATTGGTTTGTATATGTTATTTGCTGATGAGGAAAGAGGAAGTGAAGTTTATAGTGCTGCTGGTGATAGGCAACAAGCTGGAATAGTTTTTGAGATAGCCAAAGGAATGATTTTGCAAAGTCCAGAATTATCTGAAAGAGGCAAGGTGTTTAGAAACTCAATTGTCAATGAATCGAAAGGAAATTATTATCAAGCAATAAGTTCTGATTCAAAAACTAAGCATGGCTTTAATGCTAACTGTATAATCTTTGATGAATTACACACACAGCCAAACAGAGATTTATGGGATACATTAACAACATCAACTGGCTCAAGAAGGCAGCCATTGACAATTGCAATTACAACAGCTGGTTATGATAAGCAATCTATTTGTTATGAGATTTATTCTTATGCAAAGAAGGTTGCTGATTCTGTGATTTCAGATGATTCATTTTATACTGTAATATATGAAGCAGAAAATGATGATGATATTACTTTGGAATCCACTTGGAAAAAAGCAAATCCAAATTATGGTGTTAGTCTAAGAAAAGAATACATGGAAAGAGAAAGCCAAAGAGCTGTTGATGTTCCATCATATCAAAACACATTTAGAAGGCTAATGCTTAATCAATGGACAGATTCACATAGTGCATGGCTAACATCTGGTGAGTGGGATGCTTGTCATCAAGATTTTGATTACTCAATATTAGAAGGTAAAGAATGTTGGGGTGGTTTAGATTTAGCATCTACCAGAGATTTAACATCATTTGTATTACTGTTTAATGTAGATGGTAAGTTTGTTTTTATTCCTTATATATTTATTCCAGAAGAAAATGCAAAAAAAAGAAGTGAAAGAGATGGTGTTGATTATGTTTCATGGCTAAGAGATAAACATATTTATTCAACTCCAGGTGATGTGGCTGATTATAGTTTTATAAAATCTAAGATAAATGAGTTGTCTAAAAAATATAGAATACAATCTATTTGTTACGACAGATGGAATGCATCACAATTAGTAATTGATTTGCAAAATGATGGAGCAAACATGGATCCATTTGGACAAGGATTTGTTTCAATGTCTATGCCAACAAAAACTTTAGAGGCTGAGATACTTTCAAAAAATATTATACACAATAATAATCCATGCATGAATTGGTGTATGAGTAATGTTTCACTTATGGAGGATAGTGCTGGTAACATTAAGATTTCTAAAAATAAATCTAAAGAAAAAGTTGATCCAGTAGTTGCTTTGGTGATGGCTTTAGGTTGTCATCTTACAACTGAAAGTGGTGATAGTGTTTATGATACAAGAGGAATTTTAACCATTTAATTATTGTTAAAAAGTATAACTAAATATATTTTTTTTAAAGTTTTTATAGTCGTATTATTGTGAAAATAAAAATTTTACATTGGGATTATTAGATAGAATTAAAAATGTTTTTGTTCCTCAAGATAATAATGCTGAACAAAGATCAATCACTTACACAACTCCTTTTGGAACTGGAACAAATGTATCTCCAGATACTGCATTAACTTTCACAGCTGTTTGGGCAGCAATAAGATTACTAACTGAATCTGTTTCATCTTTACCAATTTCAGTTTATAGAGTTGAAAACAATGGTGATAAAACAGAAGCTGTTAAAGAATCTCTTTACTCACTTTTAAAATATAAGCCAAACACATATCAAAATAAAATAACTTTTTTTGAAAAGATAATGATGGATTTATGTGTTAATGGAAACTCATATGTTTATATTGAAAGAAATAGATTAGCAAGAGTTACTGGATTATATTGTATGAATTATGAAGATATGACTATCATACAAAAAGACAATCAGTTGTTTTATGAGAATGGAGAAACTGGACAAGTTTATGATTCAAATGATGTGCTACATTTTACTGGATTAACAACAGATGGAATAGAAGGTCTAAGTCCAATTACACAATGTAAAAAAGCAATAGGCTGGGGAATGGCGATTGAGGAATATGGAAACACATTTTTTAAAAATGGTGCAAAATTAAGTGGTGTTTTATCAACTGACAGAAGCCTTTCAGAAACTGCAATTGATAGATTAAGGCAATCATTTAACAACACATATTCTCAACTTAGTGGAAGTAATCAAACAGCAATATTAGAGGAAGGATTAACATTTAAGCCAGTTGGAATTTCACCAGATCAAGCTCAGTTTTTAGCCTCCAGGACCTTCTCAATAGAAGAAATTGCAAGAATTTGGAACATTCCACCACATATGCTTGGCGATTTATCAAAGTCAAGTTTTAATAATATAGAAATGCAAAGCCAAGAGTTTGTAACATATACTCTTTTGCCTTACTTAACAAGAATAGAAAATGAGATGAATCTAAAATTATTTAGAACATCTGATGTTGGAAAGTTATTTGTGAAGTTTAATGTTGGTGGATTGCTAAGAGGAAACATAAAAGATAGAAGTGAGTTTTACACAAAAATGATAAATACTGGAGTGATGAGTATTAATGAAGTGAGAGCATTAGAAGATTTAAATAAAATTGAAGATGGTGATAAACATTTTATGCAAATGAATATGACTACAATAGAAAAAATTGGAACTGATGCCAGCGAATAAATGTGCTAATGGAAAATGGAAGTGGGGTGAAACTGGAGCTTGTAAATATGATTCTAAAAAACAAGCCGAAGATGATAATAGTGATTACAGAGCTGTTTCAGATATAGATTTTACACCAACAGATGGAATGGTTGCAGAGGCAAAGAAAGGCAAGGAGTGGAGAGCTGAATTTGGAAGAGGTGGAACTGAGGTTGGATTAAAGACAGCCAACATGATAATTGACAATGAACTAACTCCAGATAGAGTTACAAGAATGTATAGTTATTTACAGAGGCATGAAGTGGATAAACAAGGTGAAGGATTTAGTCCAGATGAAGATGGTTTTCCAAGTGCTGGTAGAATAGCATGGGCTTTGTGGGGTGGTGATGCAGCTGTTAAATGGAGTGAAAGAAAAAGAAATGAAATCATTGCAGAACAAGAAAAAGATGAAAGAAAACAAGTAGGAGCAATGATTAGTGATGGAATTGAATTGCCTATATTTGATACTAAAGAAGAAGCTGAAGCATATGCTGAAGAAATGGGAGGCTCTGGATCACATGAACATATAGTTTATATGCCATTTGATTCTCATGATGAAATATTAGATGTAATGAATAGTAGGTCAATAAAAAAATATAATAATATGGAAAAAAGAATTTACAATATAGAAACAAGAATTGATTCAACAGATGATGGAAAAGAAATGGTTGTTGGTCATGCATCAATGTATAACACAAGAAGTGAGTTTATGGGATTCTATGAAACAATAGAAGAGGGAGCATTTAATGATGAACTAATAAACAGTTCAGATGTTAGGGCTTTAATTAATCATGACCAAAATCTTATTCTTGCAAGAAATACATCTGGAACTTTAAAATTAGAAGCTGATGCTCAAGGATTAAGATATGAGTTTGAAATGCCAGAAACATCTTATGGAAAAGATTTAGCTGTTTCTATGAAGAGAGGTGATATAACACAAAGTAGTTTTGCATTTACTGTTGAGGAAGATGATTGGACAACTGATGATAATGGGAATGATTTAAGAACTATAAAAAAGATTAAAAGATTATATGATGTTAGTCCAGTTACTTATCCAGCATATCAAGATGCTAATGATTTGACTATTGCACAAAGAGGATTGGCAGAATACAAAGAAACATTAAAGAAGGTTGATGTAATAGAAGAAGTAAAAGAAGAAAAAGATTTAGTTAGCCGTTCATTAGCAAAACTAAAGATTGAATTAAAAAAAAGAAAATAATTAAATAATTAAAATTAAAAAAATGAAAAATTCTAAAGAATTAAAAGAATTACGTTCAGATTTAATTGGTGAGCTTGAATCAATCAAGTTAGTTGCTGAAAATGAAGAACGTGATTTAACTAAAGAAGAGAATGAGAACATGGATTCTATTCTTACAAAAATTGATGACAATGATGTTGCCATCACAAGAGCTGAAAAAGTAGAAAACAATTTGAAATTAGCTGCATCTTCTACTGGTGCAAAAGTTTCTTCTGTAAATACTGACAAAGCTACAAGAGGATGGAGTTTATTTAAGGCTGTAAATGAAATCAGAAATGGTGGACAATTAACTGGTTTAGAAGCTGAGATGCATCAAGAAGCTCAAAACGAAGCAAGAAAAGGTTTACAAGGAATTGGATTACCTTCATTCATGACTGAAAAAAGAACAATTGATCAAGGTACATCAGCAATTGCTCCAGTTTCTGTTGGTGCTTATGTTGATAGTTTACAAGCATCTGGTCTTTACAATAGAGTTGGTGTTCAAGATTTAGGAACTGTTGCTGCTGATACTGTTCTTCCAATTGCTGGAGGCTCAACTGTTGCATGGGCTGCTGAAAATGCTGCAACTGCTGATACTGGTGCTGATTTTGGTAAAGTTACTTTAACTCCAAAAAGAATTACTGGTGTTGCAAATCTTTCTAATGTTATACTTGCTCAAAATGGTCCAGCTGCTGAAGCTGCTGTAATGAGAGATATGGGAAGAAATATGGCAACTCAAATTGATGCAGCTATGTTTGCATCTTCTAATGTTGCAAATGCTCCTGGTTGTATTGTTGGAACTGCTGGAACTTTAACATTTACTGAATCTGCTGCTGGAGGTGCTGCTGGTGCTGCATCTGATGCTTTAGAAGCTATTCAAACTATTGCAAACAATCATGGTTTAGATGGTAACTTAGCTTTTGTAAATAACTGGGCATTGTATTCTGCATTAAAAAGTGGAACTCAAGTTTCTGGTGTTTATCCAGCTTATGTTGATGATAAATTAATGGGGTATGATGGTTACTTTAGTTCTGCAACTGGAACTGCTGGTGGTCCTCCAATTACATCTGCTGATGGTTTATTTGGTGATTTCTCAAGAGTTTACATGGCTACATTTGGACCATCTAACATTTTAGTTGATCCATATACTAATGCTAATGCAAACGAAGTTAGATTAGTTATGAATAATCACATGGATTGGGGTGTAGCAAGTGGAGCATCATTTGTTAAATATACTACTGTTCTTTAGTAGTTAATAATTAATTCAAGAAAGGGGTGGTGGAATTACCATCATCCCTTTTTTTATAACTTAATAATATGAGAACATACCAAGTAATAACTCCAGCATCTACTTATCCAGTTTCTTTAACTGAGGCTAAATTGCATTTAAAAGTGGATATAACAACAGATGATACATTAATTACTAATTTAATTGTTGCTGCAACTCAAGTAAGTGAAGAGTACACAAATAGATTTTTTATTGATACAGTTGTTAATCAAACTTGTTCTGATTTTAAAGAGTTAAGTGAATTATTTAAAAGCAAAGTGAGTGCTGTTACTCATATAAAATATTATGATTCTGACAATGCACAACAAGTTTGGGCAAGTTCAAATTATGTGGTTAATAAAGAATATGAGCCATGTCAAATTAATTTAGTGGTTGATGGAAGTTTTCCAAATATTGCTGATAGAATTGATGCTATTGAATGTAGATATACTGTTGGTTATGGTGCTGCAAGTGATGTTCCAGATGTTATAAAACAAGCTATTCTTTTGACTCTTGGAAACTGGTATGAGAACAGAATGTCAGTTATTACTGGTCGCACAACAACTGAGATGCCTATGTCAGCAAAATTTTTATTAGATACTTATAAAGTGCAAGTTGTTAGATGATGCTAATTGGTCAATTAGATAGAAGAGTAAGCATTTATTCTGTAAGCACATCAGCTAATAATTATGGTGAACTTACAAGAGCATATAGTTTATTTAGAGAGGTCTGGGCTTATGTGGAATGGAAAGGAGGTACTGAAGCAACTGATCAAAGTGAAAAAATAACTGGAATGACAAAGCTCCATGTTTATATTAGAAATTTAGATATGGGTAATTTAACATTGCAATCAAGAATTGATTATGATGGCAAACAGTATTTTCCAAAGGTTATAAATCAAATTGATGGAAGAGATGCATTTTTAGAAATAATTTGTGAGAATAAAGATTAATGGCTAAGTCAAACATAACAGTTTTAGGAACAAAAGAATTAAATGATTTGTTTATGCAATTACCTAAACAAGTTAAGAAAAATTCTA